CAAGTATCAACCTGATGCTTTTGGTTTTGGTATTGCATCAGGAGACACAGAAGCAACAAATTTCTTTTCACAGACAACTAATGATATTTTAAGAAGATTAAGAATTGAATGGTGGCCTGTCTATAAAACTAATGTTTATACAGATATTACAGTTTTAAATACAAACGAGATGGTTGATACAAAAGTTAATTTAGACCAATTTGAACGTGCTGGTGTTTATTTATTTTTAGGTAGATTCTTATGTCCCGCTTTATCAAAGTTTAGACCTGAAACAGAAAAAGATAGATTTGAAAGAATGGCAGAACATTATCTATCAGAGTACAATAGAGAGTTTAGAGAAATATTAGAAGATGGTGTAGAGTATGATGCGTCAGGAGATGGAACTATTGTTAAAAATGAAAGAGAGTCTTTACACGGGTCAGGACGATTAGTTAGATAATGGCTATTGGTATAAAGATTAAAACCAACTCAAAACATATAGAAAAAAGATTTAAAAGACTACAATCTAAGTTTCCCAAAATTATTGATAAAGGAATATTGCAAGCTGGTTTTCAATTATTAGATATTATCAGAACTAAAACAGCAAAAGGTATTGATGTTAATTCAAGAAAGTTTGCACCTTACAGTTCAAGCTATTTAAAAAAATTAAACAGAGAGGGTAAAAAGACAGCAGTTGATTTATTCTATACAGGTCGAATGTTAAGTGCATTAACACCTAGTGGTAAAACAGTAAAAAAAACAGGAAAGAATAAAATAACTTTAGGTTTTTCTAATGCTGAAATGAGACAGAGAGCATTATTTAATCAAGTATTAAACGAACCTAAAAGGGTATTTTTTGGCTTTAATGATAGAACAGAAAAGATTATACAGAATACGTTTAACAAGTTTATAAAAAAACAATTTAGAGATATGAAATTATGAGTGTAAGAGAAAACATAGCATCAAACTTACTTACTGTTATAGGCAACATATCTAGCCCTATAACAATTAAAAAAGCTACAAGACAACCTTTTCCTATTGATGAACTTTCAGAACAGCAATACCCAGCAGTTATAGTTCAAACATCAGAAGAAACTAGAGATGATTCGGAACTAGGTAGTGGAGCAAGAACAAGACACGGCACGATTGATTTTATAATATCAGGTTTTGTTAAAGGTGCAGAAACTAATATAGACACTAAAAGAAACGAGTTAATCACAGCTATTGAAACTGCTGTTGAAACTGATATTACAAGAAATGGTAACGCATTAGATACAATGGTCGTATCTTGTGAAACTGACGAGGGTTCATTATTCCCTGTTGGTGGCATTAGAATGACAATTAGATGTATGTACGAATATCAATCAGGAACACCATAAGGAGAAATAAATGGATAAAATTATAAACAAAATACAAAAGAAAATAGACGCAATAGAAAAATTACACGATAAGGAAAGTCTTATGTGTGAAGAAGTCAAAGACCTTTTAGAAGAATTAAGAGAAAATTCAGTAGAGGAGTCTATTGAGGAAGATGATTTAGACGAGGATTTTGACGAAGAAGAAATTGACGAGGACGAGGATAAGTAGTAAAAGGTTTTATTATGGCTAAAGATATTAAATTATATAAAGATGGGTACGAAGTAACAATTAACGAAACTCAACTTGAAAATTTTATAGCACTTGGTTATAAGAAAGAACAAGACAAAAAAGATAAACCAAAAAAGGAAAATAAAAAATGGCAACACATCACGGAAAAGAAGGTGTAGTTAAAGCGGGTGGAACTGCAATCGGAGAATTGACAGGATTCACTTTAGAAACTACAGCAGATGTTGTAGAGGATACTGAATTATCAGATGCAACAAAAAGTTTTTTAGCTGGAAGAACATCATTTTCAGGAACTTTAGAAATGAGTTATGATGAAACTGATTCACCACAACAAACTTTAACTGTTGGTAGTTCAATAGCTTTTATATTATTACCAGAGGGTGATACATCAGGAGACGAAAGCTTTACAGGTTCAGGAATTGTAACAGGTATGTCAGTTAATAATGGTATGGACGCAGTAATTACTAGATCAGTTACTTTTCAAGGAACAGGTGCTTTAACTAGAGGAACTGTCTAATATTAATTTATGTCAGTAATAGACCGAGTTAAAACTCACTTCGAGTCACTTCAAACGATTACGATTGAAGTTGAAGAATGGAAAGACGAACACGGCAATCCATCTGTATTTTATTCTGAACCTTTAACATTGGAAGAAAAGAATATTATCTTTAAGAAGTCTAGTAATTTTCAAGACTTAAATGTACTTGTTGATTTGCTTATAATGAAACTACAAGTAAAAGATGACAAAGGTAATCTTGTAAAAGCATTTAAACCTGAAGATAAATTTTCATTAAGAAAAAAAGCAGATTCTAATGTAATCGCAACTGTTGCTAATAAAATCCTTGTTGATACTAATTACGAGGAAGCCGAAAAAAAGTAGAAAGCGACCCTGATGTCAGGTCGCTATTAGTAATAGCAGACAGATTGCACATCACAATCCAACAAGTTTTAGATATGCCTGTAAGCCATTATAATCTTTGGTTAGCTTACTTGAAAAAAGAGCAAGATGAGTATAAAACAAAGAAATCACTAGCTGAAGCAAAAAGGTATAATTTATAATGGCAAACCAAAGACTCAATATAGACATAGTAGCACGAGATAAAGCATCAGGTGCTTTAAATAAATTACAAGGTGGTCTAGGAAAAGTCAGAGGTGCAGTATTTAATCTTCAAAATGCTTTTATAGGTTTAGGTGCTGGTTTAGTTATAAAAAATCTAGTCAATACAGGAAAAGAATTAGAAAACTTACAAGTTAGATTAAAGTTCTTATTAAAAGATACAAATGAGGGTGCAAAAGCTTTTGATAATATGACTAAATTTGCTTCTAAAGTTCCTTTCTCTTTAGAAGAAATATCAAGAGGTTCAGGTATTCTCGCAACTGTTACAGACAATGCTGGTGATTTAAAAAAGATGCTTGAAATAACAGGTAATGTTGCGGCAGTTACAGGGTTAGATTTTCAAACATCAGCAGAACAAATACAAAGATCATTTAGTGCTGGTATTGGTGCGGCAGATTTATTTAGAGAAAAAGGTGTTAGAAATATGCTTGGTTTCCAAGCTGGTGCAGAAGTATCAATAACTCAAACAGTAGAAGCTTTTGAAAGAGTATTTGGAAAAAAAGGTAGATTTGGAAAAGCAACAAATGAATTAGCAGATACTTTTACAGGTACTCTATCAATGATAGGGGATAAAATATTTTTATTTAAAAGAAACATATTAGAAGCTGGTTTTTTTGCTGGGCTAAAAACTGAATTTGGAGACATAAATAAATTTTTAGAAGATAATTCAGAAAAATTAGACGATATAGCTAGAAAAATAGGAATTGCTCTAGCAGATGCAGTTATTAAATTAAGAGATGGATTTATCTTATTAAAAGAAAATGCTGATAAAGTCTTTTTTACTTTTAAATTACTTATTGCTTTACCTATTGCAACAACATTAATTAAGATTACAACGGCTTTAATGGGACTTGTTAGAGCAATGTTAAAATTTAATATTGCAACAACACTTACAACAAGAGGTTTAGTTGGATTAGGAATGCTACTTGTTCAAGGTGGAGCATTATTTGCGGCTTTTAAAGGAATAGATAAATTAGTTCAAGAAGTCGGAGAGTCTTTTGATAATTTATCAGAAAAAACAAAAAAATTTCAACACGAACTTTCAATCGCTATTCCTGAAACATTCCAAAATTCAGTTATAATTGCTAGAGAGTTTGAACACGAATTATCTGTTACTATTCCAAGTGCTACTGAAAAAGCTATTAATAAATTTAAAGAATTAAATAATACAGCTTTAGAAGATTTAAGATCAAAATTTTCAGATATAAGAATGACAATAGCAGAGGGTATAAATACTGGTATTACTAAAGTTTCAGACAGTTTATCAAGATCAATTATATTAGGAGAAAATTTAAAAGATACATTTAAAAAATTGGCACAAGATATTTTATTAAAAGTTTTAAGTGGTTTTATTGAAATGGGTATTAGATTAGCAATAAATTTAGCATTAGAAAATAAACAAGTTACAGCATTATTAGCAAAATTAGGTATTGAAAAACTTATAACTAGAGAAAAAAACAAACAAGCAACGGCTCAAAAATCTTCATCAACGGCAAGTACATTTAGCAGTATCTTATCTTTTGGCGGTAGATTTTTTGATAAAGGTGGTGCAGTATCAAAAGGACAACCCGTTGTAGTAGGTGAAAGAGGTGCTGAACTATTTATACCAAATCAAACAGGACAAATTACACAATCAGCTAGAGGAACAGGTACTGGAGCAGTAAATGTTAATTTTACTATTAATGCTGTTGATACTGCTGGGATAGACAGATTATTAGTTGAGAGACGAGGAACTATATCAAGAATAATAAACGAATCAGTTAATGAAAGAGGGAGTAGTAATTTAATATAATGTCAGGTGCTTTTCCAATATCAAGTGCAAAATTCTCAACTATGGGAATCAAGTCTATTCAGACTACAATTATATCTAAATCAGATAGTGGTAAGAGATTAGCAAGGCAAATAGATGGTCAAAGATTTGCATTTAGCGTTGAGATTATAACAGGTAAAAGATCAGATATTTATGGTGAGTTAATGGCATTTATTGTCAAACAAAGATCAGGTAAAGAAACTTTTACAATTACACCACCTGAAATAAAAAATGCTAGAGGTTCTGAAACAGGAACAGTTTTAGTCAATGGAGTTCACGCAGTTGGTGATACAACTATAGCAATGGACGCATTTGCTGGTGATGGTGCGGGGCGATTTAAGACGGGAGACTTTATTAAATTTGCTTCGCACAATAAAATATATATGGTTGTTGCAGATGTAACTTCAAGTTCTAATGCCGCAACTGTAACTATCGAACCACCTCTCACAACAGCTTTGACAGATGATTCAGTTGTTACTTACGATAATGTTGCTTTTACAGTTTTTTTAACTAATGATGTTCAAGAATTTGGAGCAGTAGGTGCAGACAAAGATGGTAATTTAATTTATAAATTTCAATTTGATGTTGAGGAAGCTTTATAATGAAATATTTAGTAAAACATTGGATTAATGTTGATATGATCGCAGAAGAAGTTATTGATGGTAAAGACGTAGATTTAAAAACAAATAATATAGGAAAGCACGAAGAACCATCAGAAAATGCACACTATGTTGTATCAGATAATATAAAAGTAAAAAGGAGAACAATAGAAGAATATGACAAGAAGTCTGACGACAGCAATAAAGAACGAACTAGCGACTAATGACATTAGACCCGTTCATCTTATCACAATCGGTTTTACTAGCCCTGTTAATATTACTGATTGTTCTTTCCCATTAACAAGTTCAGTATCAGGTTCTAGCGTAACCTATACTGCATCAGATTTCATAATGGGTCTTTCTAATTTTACGGAAGAAACAGATGTAACTAAAACATCATTAACATTATCATTATCAGGAGCAGACCAAACATTTATCTCAACAGTATTAAATGAAAATGTAGTAAATGATAGTGTAGATATATTTAGAGGTTTTTTAAACGACTCAAATGCACTTATAGCTGACCCTTTTTTATTATATTCAGGAACAATAGATACTTTTGGAATATCAGAGAATCAAAAATCAAGCACACTTAGTTTGCAAATTGTTTCTCATTGGGCAGACTTTGATAAAACAAATGGTCGTAAAACAAATAATACATCTCAACAAAGATTTTTTAGTGCAGATGTAGGTATGGATTTTTCAAGTCAAACTGTGCAAGACATAAAATGGGGTAGAGCGTAATGGGTATTTTTAGAAAAGCAACAAGACTTGTCAAAAAGATAATATCAGTACCAATTAAAATTATTACAAAAGCGTTATCTTGGTTAGCACCTAAACCACCTGAAATACCTGATTTTGGAACAACTGATTTTGATGATTTTGAAAAAGGTATTTTATTAAACAAACAATCTAATGACGCTTCAATCCCTGTAATCTACGGAACAAGATTAGTTGGTGGAACTAGAGTTTTCATGGAAACTTCGGGAACAGACAATACTTATTTATATATGGCGATTGTTCTTGGAGAGGGAGAGATAAACGATATTACAGAAATTAGAGTTGATGATAAAGCTGTTACTTGGGCAAGTGATCTAGCTGACAATACAACAGTTGAAGTAGGAAGTGGAGATAGTAATTTTTTTAAAGACTCAGCTAGTTTAATTAGAGTAGAACCTCACTATGGGTCTGATAGTCAAACAGCATCAAGTTTGTTATCTACATTATCGTCGTGGGGAAGTAATCATAGACTTAGAGGAATTTGTTATTTAGCTTTAAGATTTAAATGGAATCAAGATGCTTTTAATTCTATACCTAAAGTTCAAGCGGTTGTGCAAGGTAGGAAAGTTGTAACTTTAGCGGCTAATCTATCAGAACAAACAGCAAGTTTTTCAAGTAATCCAGCATTTTGCTTATTAGATTATTTAAGAAATGAAAGATACGGAAAAGGTATCGCAACAGCAGATATAG